CAATGGACGCTAGCTTCTGAAGAAGACCGTGAAAAAGCGTCTTTACGAGTTGTGCCACGTAATTTGTTTTACTATAGATAATGCCAACTAAATACGCTTCGGGTAAATGGGCAATTGCGGAGTGCGATAGGTGCGCACAACGCTATAAGCTTCATGAACTAAGAACTGAGATAATTAAGACACACCCATATAAGATAAAAGTTTGTAAACCTTGTTGGGATCCTGACCATCCTCAGTTACAATTAGGCCTATATCCAGTTAATGACCCACAAGCAGTGCATGAGCCAAGACCGGATATAAGTTATTACATGGGTGGGCAAACCGGTTTAAAGACTAATCCATATGATTCAAACGTTAATAATGTAGATGATTTTGGTTATCCAACCGATGGTAGTAGGCAGTTTCAATGGGCTTGGAACCCAGTTGGTGGGGCGAATTATTTTGACCGGGCGTTAACACCAAATAGCTTGATTCCGGTTATAACTATCGGTACAGTAACAGTATCAACAACTTAGGAGTTTATTATGGGATATAGAAGCGCAGCCGACGGAGTCACTAAGACTGGTCGCACAAAAGGTAAAAATTTAGGCGATGATGGCAAAATAATGGGAGTTGAAAAAGGCCCAAAACATGGCCCACAAAAGCTTGGAAAAATGATGAAAGCTATGGGTCGTAACTTAGCTCGTGCTAAAAATCAGGAGTAATCATGGCTACTAACAAAACTGTTAAAGCAACAGGTACTGACCCATATCCATTGGGCCACGCTAAAGAAAATAAAGACGCTAGCGCATATACAGGTTTTGTATATCCAGCCGGTGGCGGTAATGATATTGGTGTTTATAAGCAACCAATGCCTAATCCATACCCACAAGGTGAAGTGCATAGCCAAGGCAACAACTTAGATGACTTAAAGATTAGCTTAGGTAACAACACTAAAGGCTATAAACAAGACAACCCATACGGCGTTAAAGAAATGCGTGGTTATGGCGCAGCTACTAAAGGCCGTAAAATCAGCGGAAAGCAAGGATAATGAATCCACAATTACCAATTAAATTAGATTTAACATTAAATGAAGTTGATGGTGTTTTAGCTGGTCTTGGTGAATTACCGACTAAGTCTGGCGCTTTTTCATTACTAATGAAAATCCGTGCGCAAGTAACAACACAGCTTCCTAAAGAAGAGCCACAAGCTGAAGAGCCAAAAGCCGAATAATGAACTACGAAACGTTATATAACTCTATTCAGTCTTATGCCGAAAACACCGAACAGTTGTTTGTGGCGAACATTCCTGTGTTTGTGCAGGAAGCTGAATTTCGTATATATAACTCTGTTAACTTAGCCTCATTACGTAAAAACGTTACTGGTGCGCTTACTGCAGGAAATCAATATCTTTCTTTACCAGATGACTGGCTAGCCAATTATTCGTTAGCTGTAATTGACGATACTGGTCGATATAGTTTTCTTCTTAATAAAGATATAAGTTTCATGCGTGAAGCGTTTCCAAACCCAGCAGCTACAGGCTTACCTGCATATTATGGAATATTTGGTTCTCAGCTATCTAATATCAACGAGCTAACGTATGCTGTTGCTCCAACACCAGACGCTAATTACACAGTAGAAATGCATTATTTTTACTACCCACCAACTATTGTTCAAGGCCAAATTGCTACGTTAGGAGCTATTACTGCGGGCTCGCTATATACCAATGGTGTATACCAAAATGTATCTTTAACTGGAGGTTCAGGTGCAAACGCTACTGCAGATATTGTCGTTTCCGGTGGAGTCGTCACAAGCGTTAGCCTTAAGTTTGGCGGTAACTTTTATGTCGTGGGCGATATTCTTTCTTGCTCTTCCCTTGGTTCTACTGGTACTGGCTTTTCTATACAAGTAGCTACAGTATCTAACGCAACAGGCGAAAGCTGGCTTGGTGATAACTACGACCCAGTATTATTTTATGGCGCCATGCGTGAAGCTATGATTTTTATGAAGGGTGAAGCTGACATGGTTAAGTACTATGAAGATAAGTACCAAGAGGCTTTACAAGAACTTAGACGCCTTGCTGATGGTCTGGATCGTGGTGACTTCTACAGAGATGGCTCTACTAAGCTTAACGTCAACCTCAAAGGTAACGCTTAATGTCTATTGTTCAAGGCTCTACTACTACTTTTGCCCAGAATCTGCTTAATGGTAATGAAAATTTTACCTCTGGCACGTATTATATTGCTCTTTATAACGCAAACGCTAATTTAGACCAAACAACTACGGCTTATACAAGCGTAAATGAAGTTGTGGGTAGTGGATATACGGCTGGTGGGCAGGCTTTAACTATTACAGTCACGCCGACTATAGATAATCAGTACAACACCGCTTATATCTCGTTTGCTAATGCGGTTTGGAGCCCAGCTAGCTTTACTGCTAGGGGTGCTTTGGTCTACAATTACACAACAAAAGCAACGTGTTTTGTGTTAAATTTTGGATCAGACAAGACATGTAGTAATAGTTTTACCGTGCAGTTCCCGGCAGCGACTAGTACGTCTGCTATTTTATCAATTAGTAGCTATACAAGCGCTAACATTATCAGTTCTGGAGATTAATTATGCAAAAAGAATTAGCAAGTTGTGGTGACAAGGCAGAAATTAGTCTGCAAGCTGGCGCTGCACAAAACGAAACCGTAGGTGTTGAAGGTATTTACCACGTAGAGTGCCGTGATGCACAAGGTAATTTAAAGTGGACTGAAGAGTTCCCTAACTTGGTTAACGCTGTTGGTAAACAGTTGATGCTCGATACGTTACTACGTACTTCTGGTACATATACAACTAACGGCCCATTCCTTGGTTTGATTGGTACAACTAGTCCAACATTTGGTACTGGTTCAGATACCATGACTTCTCACTCTGGTTGGACTGAGTTTGTTAACTATACAGTTGGTGGCTCCGCAGTTCGTGGTACGGCAGTATTTGCTGCTTCTACTTCAACAGGCTCTACCCCTTCTAACGTAACAACTTCTACAGCTACTGCAATTACTTACACTATTACTGGTGCGGGTGGTAACGTGACAGGTTGTTTCTTATGTACAGGTTCTGGCGCATCTTCTACTCAGTCTAATACTGGTGGTATTTTGTATAGTGCTGGCGCATTTGGTACTGCAAAAACTACAACTGCTGGCGATACTGTCTCTGTAACTTACAGCACAACTGCAACTTCTTAAGGAGTCCTAAATGGCTCTGGCGTTATATGATCGTGTCCAAGAGACAACGACAACGTCTGGTACTGGCTCAGTAACCCTTAGTGGTGCTGTAGCTGGTTATCAATCGTTTGCTGTTGTTGGCAATAATAATACTTGTTACTACACCATTGTTGATGGTTCTGCATGGGAAGTAGGTCTTGGTACGTATTCAACTACTGGGCCTACCCTTGCTCGTACTACTGTTTATTCAAACTCAAACGGTACAACCTCACCAATTACCCTTTCTTCTAGCGCTAATACTAAATCGGTATTTTTAACATATCCAGCCGAAAAATCAATTAACTATGATGCTAATGGTGTAGCAACTATTGGTTCTGTTCTTGGATATTCTGATACGGGAATTATTGGTTCTTTTGCTTCTACTGTCGCTGGATACAACCAAGTTATTCTTCAGAATAAAAGCAACGCTACAAATGCGTCTTGTAACTTTAACGTATCAAACGATGTAGGCACTTCTGGCGCAAACTTTGCTGAATTTGGTATTAACTCAAGTACTTTTTCTGGTACAGGTGCGTTTAACATTGCTGGCGCAGCTTATTTAGCTTCTGCGTCTACAGATTTAGCTATCGGTACATATGGTGCTTACAACATACACTTTGTAACAAACAGCAGCACTACCGATGCGATGACCATTTACAACTCAGGTGGTGTTTCATTAGGTGGACAGCCAGACCCCGGTTTGGGAACTTTATATGCCAATAACGTATATATTGGTTTTACTACAGTTACAGCAGCTGCCGGCACCACAGTACTTACAAATTCTTCTTCGGGTTGGATACAAGTAGTTGGAACAACAACTCAAACCATTCAGTTACCAAATGCTACAACGCTGTACAAAGGTCTGGCATACACAATTGCAAACAATTCGACTGGCAACGTAACTATTAAAGATAATGCTGGTACTACAATTGATACTACGGTTACAGGCGGTTCATCTATTTTAGTTTTAACTGCTAATGGTACATCTGCAGGAACTTGGGTTGCCTATAGTTATATTCCAGCATCCTATGATTTTAGTTCTTCCACTGCTAACTTTGGTAGCGCAAGTATTACTAATGCTGTTTGGAATGGTACAACAATCGCTTCTGGTTATGGCGGTACTGGATTAACTACATTTACTGCGGCTAATAACGCAATTTATTCAACATCTTCCAGCGCTTTAACAGCTGGCACGTTGCCTGTTGCTGCTGGTGGTACTGGAGCTACTACTTTAACTGGATATGTATACGGCAATGGAACGTCAGCAATGACTGCTTCCACTTCTATTCCAACTTCGGCTTTAACGGGTAATTTTGTAAGTACATTTAGCGCTGGTACAACTGGATTAACTCCTTCTACCGCAACAACAGGCGCAGTTACTTTAGCTGGTACTTTAGGCGTTGGTAACGGAGGTACTGGTCTTTCTTCAACACCGACAAATGGTCAAATTGACATTGGTAATGGCACAGGGTTTACTAGAACTACTTTAACTGGTACAGCAAGCCAAGTTAGCGTAACAAATGGTGCTGGCTCAATTACTTTAAGTTTGCCGTCCACAATTAACGTCAATACTAGCGGTAGCGCTGGTTCTGTTGCTAACGCAGTTACATTTAATAATGGTGGTGCTGGCGGCGTTTCTGGTTCGACATTTAACGGCTCTGGCGCACTTACTGTTTCCTATAATACTATTGGTGCTCAGGTTGCTGGTACTTATGTTACTTCTGTAACAGGTACTTCTCCAGTTAGTTCTTCTGGTGGCACAACTCCTGCAATTAGCTTAGCTTCAGGCTACGGAGATACACAAAATCCCTATGCTTCTAAGACCGCTAATTACTTTTTAGCAGCTCCTAATGGTTCAGCTGGTGCCCCCACGTTTAGAACTGTAGTAGCAGCAGATATACCAACGCTAAATCAAAATACAACTGGTACTGCATCTAACGTAACAGGAACAGTTGCAATAGCTAACGGCGGAACTGGGCTAACTTCAACTCCAGCAAACGGCGCATTAGATATTGGTAATGGTACAGGATTTACTAGAACTACTTTAACCGCTGGTACGGCTATCGGTGTAACAAATGGTTCTGGCTCAATTACTATAAATAATACTGGGGTGACCTCTGCAGTAGCTGGTACTGGTATTTCCGTTTCAGGAGCTACAGGGGCCGTTACAATTAGTATTCCACAAGCTGTTGCTACAAGTTCAAGTGTTCAATTTGGTTCATTTGGCGTAGGTACAGCAGCTTCTGGTACTACTGGCGAGATTCGTGCTACTAATAACGTAACTGCTTACTATTCTGATGACAGAATGAAAACTAATTTGGGCAACATTCCAAATGCGTTGGATAAGCTTAAAACGCTAAATGGTTTTTACTATGAAGCAAACGAACTAGCTCAGTCTATGGGGTACGAAGTTAAAAAAGAAGTTGGCGTATCAGCCCAGCAAGTTCAAGCAATCATGCCAGAAGTAGTTGCTCCAGCGCCTATTGATGAAAACTATTTAACAGTACGGTACGAGCGTTTGGTTCCTTTGCTAATTGAAGCTATTAAAGAATTAGAAGCCCAAGTTGCTGAATTAAAGGCTAGATAATGTTTGGTATATCGGCTTTTGCACAAACGCCTTTTGCAAGTTTAGCTTCTAATGCTATTCTTCTTTCTATTTCAGAAGGCGTAACTTTAGCAGATACTAATTCCCAAGCAACTGCTTTTTTACAGTCTATAACTGAACCCGTCACCATGACGGATAACTTCTCATTTTCTGGTATATTTATTGAGGCACTTACAGAAAACTTTGTTTCTGGCGATTTAAATACACAACAGAGTGCTTTTTTAGAAAGCCTAAGCGAACCCTTAACTTCTAGTGACTCCGAGTCTATTACCGCACAATTTGCACAGTCTCGTACAGAAGACTTAAACCCCGCAGATATTTCTTCGATTTATTTTGCACTTACAGGAGCTATAACTGAACCAATAAATTCAGTACAAGACTCTAGTACCCAAAACTCATCTTTTGTGCAAAGTATTAGTGAAAACGCTAATTTAGTTGACGTAGAAACCATTCTTGCCCAATTTAAATCCAGTATCGTAGAAAACGTTGGCGTAAACGATTCTAATACTCAGCAATCAGCATTTTTAGAAGCTATTACTGAGGCAGCTACAATGGCAGACATCTTTGCTATTATTTCTGTATTTCTTGAGTCTATTACGGAAAACTTAGTTTCTGGCGACGCAAATGCGACAAGTAAGGGAATTTACTACGCTATTACCGAAACCTTTAACTCTGGGGATTTAAACTCTATCCAAGCAGGATTTAAAGAAGCTATTACCGAAAATATGGCTTTGCTAGATTCACTTATTACTAGCGGATGGGTTAAAATTAACGATAATCAAACAGCAAATTGGGTTAACATTAATAATGCCCAAAGTCCTAACTGGACCCCAATTAACAATCTGCAAGGATAAATTATGGCAAGTACGTACACAACTAGTTTAAAAATCCAACAAATTGGCTCAGGCGAACAGGCCGGCGTTTGGGGTTCATCTACTAACACAAACTGGACCTTAATTGAACAGGCGGTTGCTGGTGTACAGACTATTAATATGTCTAATGCCAACTACACTTTAAGTAACCTAAATGGCACTTTAGATGAAGCCCGCAACGCAGTTTTGGTTATAACAGGTACAAATTCTGGGGTTTACCAAGTCGTTGCCCCATTAGTTGCAAAAACATATATAGTTTCTAACCAAACTTCAGGCGGTTATGCAATTACTATTGGTGGTACTACGGGCGCTGTTGTTTCTATACCTAATGGAATAACTGCTTCTGTTTATTGTGATGGCGTTAATTTTTACTCAGCGCTTACAGGTCTTTTAGGTAACCAAACAATTGGTGGGAATCTAACTGTTACTGGTACTATATCTGGTACAACTATTACGGCTAGTGTAAACCATGTTGGTCCTGGCACGGGGTTGACAGGGACAGCTACCGCCCTTTCTATTGGCGGAAATGCTGCAACTGCTACGACGGCTACAACAGCTACAACAGCTACAAGTGCAGCTGCTATTACAAATTCAGGTGGTTGGTCTGTAACTCCTAGCGGAACAAAACTGTACTTTAATTACAATGGCACAAACGTAGCATCTTTAGATTCTTCTGGTAACTTTACTACAATAGCTAACGTAACTGCATATGGAACACCTTAAGGAATAATTTATGACTATTGAATCTTCTGGAGCTTTAGGCTTAAACGGAACTTGTACAGGTGGTTCTTCAGCAAGAAACCAAATTGGTGCTGAAGTAAGTAAAACTGCTGGTACAGCATTGTGTATGAACAATAGCTGTTTAAGAACATTGTCTGGTACAAGTAGCGGAACTGCTGTAAGTTTTAGCACTTTTTACGGCAAAGCTAACCAATTTACTTATACAGTATCTTCTAATCAAACCAACTTATGTATGAGAGCAGGGGCTGTTTCTGCTGGTTGGAACGGCACAAGTAAATTAGCGGTAACAATTAATAGCGGTGTCTATGTATCTTCTAATAGCACAGGAACTCCAGCATTAACTATTAGCGGTTCATACCCAAATGGTGTAACCCTTACTAATAACGGTGTAATTGCCGCTATTGGAGGTAATGGGGGTAATGGTGGAGGAAGCTGTTCAGCAGGCGCATCAGGCGCATCAGGGGGTACTGCAATTAAAGTTACTAGCGCAATTTCAGTAACTAATAACGGCACTATCGCTGGTGGCGGTGGCGGTGGTGGTGGTGGTGGCGGTGCTCATGCTAGTTACTGTCTTGGTTGCGTTGGGGTTGTCTCATCTTCAGCTTCTGGAGGTGGCGGTGGTGGCGGTCGTTCAGGCAAATCAAATTCAGCAGGGGGAAGTGGCTATGGCGCAGGAGGGGCAGGCACTTGTTCTTCTGCTGGCGGCGGTGGGGCTGGTCAAATTTCTAGCGGATCACCTTATCCTCAATATGCTTATGGAGGTAATGCGGGTAATGGTGGAACATGGGGAGCAACTGGCACAGCAGGAAACGTTGGTGTTTGGGGCTGTCATAGCAATTCTTCCGGTGCTTCTTATAGCGGCGGTGGCGGCGGTGCAGGCGGTAAAGCAACTTGTGGCGCAGGATCTTATATTACTTGGGTTGCCACAGGCACACGCTACGGTTCAATTAGTTAAGGGAAAATATGACAACTATTTATGTAGTACCGAATATTATTTCAGGCTTATTAACTTATATTTGCGACAGCCAAGCTACTATTGATGCTAGACCAGTAAACAAACAAGGTAACTACATTATCCCAGATAGTCAATGTAGTGTTGGAACTCAAACCGATGCCAATACAATGCTTGCAAATAATCAACAGGCATGGCTTACACAACAAGCAGATTTATTTACAGTTGACCTTCAAACAACAGTAGAAGGCGGTGTAGTTTGGACTGTGGTAAATTTAGCCACTGAACCAGCAAATACAGATAGAGAATATTTTGTGTTAGACCCAACAGATGGTCTTTATGAACCCGCAATTGGACTTGATGCGGCTAAAGCATTATTTGCGCAAATTCAACAAGAATATTTAGTATTTACAAATATAAACCAATACACAACTATGACTTCTTGGACATAATGGAAAACAATACAAAAATTGAAGCAACTCATCTTTTTACCTGCCCAGTTTTTATAGCTGATAAGCCTGAATTTCTGGCTGTCACTCGTAAGGTTTCTAAAAAGTTTCTTACTAAAAGAAAAAAAGAAACTGAATTAAATCCAAACTATCCAGTCTATATGACTGAAGCGATTAACTATGACCCAGAAATGTTAGAATTTGCAAACTTTGTAGCTCAAACTGGTTGGGAAGTTCTTAGCAGTCAAGGCTATGCTATGGATATGTTTAATACTTATTTTGCTGAAATGTGGACTCAAGAACACCATCAAAATTCTGCTATGGATAAACATATTCATGGTAATGGTGTAGTGCTTTCAGGATTTTATTTTTTAGATGTACCAAAAGATTCAAGCAGAGTAATATTTCATGACCCAAGAGACGCAAAAGTTATTACAAACTTGCCTGAAAAAAATATGACTGATGCTACCCATGCTAGTACCATGATTAACTTTGTGCCAAAAGAAGGTCAGTTAATGCTCGCAAATTCCTGGTTACCGCATTCTTTTACTAAAAATGAATCTAAAAAACCGTTAAGATTTATTCATTTTAATATTGCAGTGCAACAAGCTACGCAACAACCACAATGTTGTGACAAGCCCCAAGCTGAAGTGATATGAACAAGTATCGTATTCGCTTTAATAAAAGCAGAGGTCAAGAAGGTCGTGGGACTGTTGACCATGTATGGCGAGTGTTTGAGGGCGATAAAGAATACTTAGTAAAACATTTTAAATTAAATGTGCCGTCTGAAAGCGAAATAGAAACTAACGGTGCAGACTGGAACGTAATTTGTTATGGCGTTTTAACTTTAAATAGAGAAACATCAACCGCTATTATTAATGAAAAATGAACGAAATCCTCACTCACCTTCTTACTGGTAAAGACAATAAAACCCACGATATTGGCCGTTGGACGTGGTTAATTGGGTTTGTAGCGATTATTTGCATTGCTATTTATGAAGTAATGCAAGCACAACATATCAGTCTTACTGAACTTGCTGAAGCATTAGGTCTTGTATCTGGTGCTGGTGGAGCGGCTACTATGATGAAAAAAGATGCGGAGCCTCAGTAATGTGGGGAATTTTAAATGCGTATTCTAATTACATCAAAGTTGGACTTTATGCTTTGGCTATATGCTGTATTTTTTTTGCTGGCTGGCATATTCGGGATAATGATTTTACTATATACAAAGATCAGGTCCGTATTGCGGCAGAAAAACAAGCTGCACAAACTGCATCGGTCCAAAAG